GGACAGGAAGAACGAAGTTGTTTATTTTTACATCATGAGAAACCCGTCAACCAGACCGCGAAATGGCGCGCGGTTGGTGACGTATAGACTTAACGACGACCAAATTGCATCATATCCTGCAGTCGGCCTTTATATAAGGTTTCGACTGCCAAGGGATGCTTGGATCGACGAAGTCGCAAGTTTCTTGTTAGACAGGATGTTTCCCCGAAGGGATCCCGAACAAGAGATTGCCGATATTGCCTCCGAAATGGAGCAATTCCTCAATCAATGATGGTACCGTGCCGAGACGCACGGGCGAGACACTTTCTCGCAGCAACGTTCTTCACATGTCCTTTATGTGATTATCAGGGTAATCAACCCTTCAAACCAACGGGCCCAAAAGAGGGTCCGGCCGCACAACACATTCGCTGTATCGCGCTAGCGGCTGAGATCTGACTATAGAGTCCGACCGGTCTAGAGCTAATAAGCTTCCTATAGACCATCTCCAAACCCCCAGGGAGACAAAACTGGGGTGGATTATATAAAAAGAGACTAGTTACATCATCCGTACGCCAACCGTCGAGGTATGGCATAAATTCGCGGACGCCGAGACGCATATTCTTGTACCATTTATTGGTATTCAACAGAAGGTCCGGTTCACATAGAGTGGAAGGGGCATCCCGCCCTAAAGCTTCCCACATAAATGCTGTAAAGTTCTCTCCCGCAGGTGCTTCGCGGGACTCGTACCGGATTTTCTTTTCCGACCAAGATTTACTTTCGGGTTGAGGGATAGAAATTTGAAAATGCGTAGCCAGACGCATCCCTTCATTAACCCATTCAGGCACCCGTGGAGGAAGACCCACACGAAAAGCCTCTTTCCCATCGCGTAACAAGTCACGAAGATAGAAGGCCAAACAGGCTTGAGGAGCGGTAATTACCCTCATATTGGGACCGTTCTCAAGTAGTTCATAAGGCCTTTGTGTCATACCCTCTACGAGGGGACCTATCATCAGACGAATGCGGGCCTCTTTATTACGGCAGTTCCTGAGAACACTGCGAAGAGGCGGCATGTATTTTGTGACTAAGAATTCCTGGGCAGCCAATAAAGGCAAACCAAGACCCCCTAGATGTTCGGGAAGCCACCAAGATATCCCCGCCGGAGCCTGCTCTAAAAGAGGCTTCTGACGGCGAAGAAAGATGGTTAAAAGACGTTCTGCTTCTTTATCATCGAAGCCCTCGACGAACGCCCTCGCTGCCGCACCCAGACCTGTCCAATGACGGACTTCATTCCCTCTGCTCTGCTTATCGGAAGTGAGCGAAAAGTTAATGTAAGGACAGCTAACAAACTCACCGGAACTATAAAGAAAGTTCTCGGAATTGATCTGTAGCCACTGGTCTGAGTAATAACATTTACCGATGGAAGGGGAGAGCCCGGCCTGAGCCGAAATGCCCTCCCAAAAGAACTTCTGGTGAACAGAAAAGTCCATAACACAATCGTCACCATTTATCAGAATTGGGCAGTCCCTCAAACGAGGGGACATATCGCCCCAACAATCCTGACCCAGGGTATAGGCGAGCTTACATATTGCTGCATTCACTATACAAAGGATGGGAAAACTCAAAGGAGAGCCCATAAGCTGGCCATTCTCCTGATCAATTGTGATGCCATCCGGATACGTAATCCGATGGCCGACTAGGCAGTTAGAACCCAGTCGACGGACCCACTCCTCAAAACCGCATCTACGAGAGATCTCATTCCAGGCGACCTGAGAAAACCTTCTTCTTAGGTTATCGGTCGCCGCAGAATAGTCTCCACTCAGCCACGAAGGGCTAGCAGACTTGCGGGTTGAGAAGAACTCCGTGAGATAATCCCCTGTCACAGGTTCCCCGATAAGGCGGAAGACAGGGTGTGATCTTAACGTTGACCACATAAACTGTTGTATAGGCTTGCAAACATAGTACTCCAACGCAGGACCGGAGGTCACGGTCCGAACCTTTAGCGGCTCTAGGATGAAGGACGGCTTAGCGTGATAAACGCGGGCCGAGTTCACATAGTCATCTACAATAGGGTTAACAAGAAGTCCCCTAATCTCACGTACTCCCAAACGGGGATGGTACACCATACGTTCTAGGTCGTTACCCTCTCGATAAGACAGAGAGGGACGCAGGAAGCCAGCAGCCCCTGACGTTTTTCTGGAAGACTCTACATGGCCATTAATACTTGGCAGACCCGCGGCATCCCTAAAGGAGCCTCGGTTAGAAAATACTTCCTTAACGACATTTCTAATTTCTTTCTCTATCGCAGCATCAGCGACTATGCCCTTAAAGGGTGTAATCTCGCTGTGCCTCGATTTATCACACATCGCGCTACGGTTCTTTTCCATAGTCGCATTCACTACTGTCTCCGATGGAGAGGGTGATCCCTTTTTGAGATTAGCAAGAGTCGAAGCAATCGACATGGCACGGCGCTTTAAAAGGCTGCCGCCATTCGAGAGTCGACTCTTGTTAACCAAGATCATCATCCTCATGAATCTCCCTACACGGGAGTTCCCTCCATAAAAGAATTGAAGGCTCTTCAGTAGAGTCGGTTGATCAGTCTCCCCATCCAGGGGAGGTAACAGCTGATTACCGATCTGCGAAAAGAGAGACGCATAGAACCACTTCATGGTGGCCTCGATACTTCTCTTCTCTCCGATGAATGAAACCCATCGATCGAACATTCTCTGCTGTTCTTTCGAATCGACGGGACGCATCTGAAACGCGTCTACCACTGCACTGAGATAATGCAGTAGGTGTCTCCCGACGAGGTGCTTTCTACAAGCGCCCTCACGGTCATTCTCAATTGTGGTCTTTCCTTCCTGCGAAGGGGATGCTACATTCCAGCCACCTGGTGACACTTTACCAGGACCCACTCCGATCGACATCATTTTGCTATGGCAAGTCATTGCTATGGTAGATTGTTGATCGTG